ATCCTATACTACAAGGAACTTTTTTGCTTTTGTCAATGGTTATAACACCATCTTTACCTTGTTTAATATGAGTCTTTCTGCGGTATTCGGCATTCTTTGGAAAATACAATTCCGTGAATGTCTGTGTCTTATAGTTGCCAGAATGAAGATATGTTCCAAATACTGGATATTGTCCTGGCGAAGATGAGTCTGACATTAATTGAATGCGACTGTCTGTCATTTTATTTAATAACTCTTGTAAAGTTGCTAATATAAAGAAATCTGATATTTTGCTTATTCCTAACAAGTGAATATATTCTACATGTTTCTTTTCAAACTCTCGTTCTTGAAGCATTAGTGCAATTACATACATAAAGTCTACTAATTTTTTAGGACCTCCTATGCACCAACCTTTAAAGTCAAAGTCTTTGAACTTGTGATACCATTCTTTGTATTCTTCACTAAATGTACCTTGAATAACATTTAAGAATTTTGTTTTACCACTTTGATTCTTTTCAAACCATTTAAAATTGTCAAATGATATATCCATAGAGTCTTGGAAACGATTTTCAAATGTAACTCGGGGTGGTATATCCAAGTTTGCGGCTACGTCACTATTAGCTTCTAACCAATGAAATATTTTTTCTCGTATTGTGCTATCCCATTTAAGGGCGCCAGTTGCAATCTGGAATCCTCCTGAATCACCAAATACAAATGTGCCATCATCTAATCCTAATTGATCTCGAAAATCCATTTTCTTGTAATGGTGACCTGCAGTTACCAGAAAGTATGGGTGTCTCCACTTTTCGGGGTATTCTTTTGCAAAGAATCGCATTGTAGTGCCATCTTCAAATTTAGTATCTTTTTTAAATGCAGATACCATGCTACCCGCAGATAATGACGGTATATATAAAAACTCTTTTCTATCCATTTTTCTCCTGTTCTAATAAATGTTTGCAATATGCTTCTTCATGCCACACATTGATTTCTTTGTCATAGTCATTTGCTATAATATAACCTTCCATCTGTCGACCTAAGTCTGATACAATTGGAAATCTCATAGTTTGAAAGTTATTGCCTTGTTCAATAACATGATCAACGGTCTTTAAGCAGTCATTGACATCAAATGGTTGATATAGTTTGTCTTGTGGTATAAATTCTGGGAATGATCTAAAATTAGGATATACAACATCACAACCAAATAAAGTAGCTTCTAATACAGTCCATGACACATAGTCTTGTAGAGCTGAATTAAATTGTATTCGAGCTGTGGATAATTGTTCATAATATTCTTGTTTAGTCAAGTTACTCATACAAACAAATCTAGGTTGCCGTTTTTCTAGCTCATGCATTGCTCCCAATACACCAGGCAACGAAGATTTAAATTCTTTACCAGATGTGGTAACGTGCCATGTCCAATCAGGATTATCTGCTAAAAATGCTTCTGCTACTTCAAGCATAAAAAACGGATTCTTTTCTTTGTCTAATCTGCTAGAATATACAACAGTATTTTGTCGTTGATCTAATGGATTATACTTTGGATTCTTGTCTAGTGCCATTTCTGCATGTAATGGAAGTGAAACAACGTGTATTGGGGATTCGAATCCTGCTTGTCTGAGTTGTTCTTTGTGAATAGTAGATCCAACAAATATACCTGTCATTCGTTTGTCTAATCCTAACTCGAAACCTCGCATCCAGTTTTTCATTGGATATGTAAAGTCATATTCATCTACACTTTGTGCGTGAAGCATTGAATAAAATTTTAAATTAATACCATATAGGTCAATGGCATATAATATAGACTCAATACCCGGATGCCAATAATCTTGTAAGAATATTATGTCTCCGTCTTTAACTTCATCTCGTTGTAACATGTCCAAGAAGTTAGCACATTGACTCATTGCAAATTTGCCTCTGCCTACAGCATCTAATACAGCTCCGATCTTTATTTGCTGATCAGGATCAAAGTCTCCTTCAACGTCTATAAATTCTAATTGATCCGCATATGGCTTGAAAGTAGCCGGCATCCATTCTTTTGATAGCTGATATGTATATCTAGCTTTTAGTGGCTCTAGTCCAAAATAAAATAATTTTCTCATCTTTCTATTATTGCTCCGTTTTCCCAATCTTCCCATACTTCTACTTTGTACAGATATCCAGGATTATTATTTAATATCCATTCTCCTATATCCTCGCAGCTCATACGACCAAATTCTAATATATTACCACCAAAATTAGTTCTTAACTGCTTTTTAATGCGTCTTTGCATCAAGATAAACTCTTCATCTCTATCAGTATGAGATACATGAGCGTAACAACGAAATCCAAATTGATGTCTATGTCTATCTGATAAAAATGCTACTTCTGGAAACACTTCTTTAGCTTCTGGCCAACAATGAAAGCCTTCTGCTGTAAATGATACTACTACACTATATTTCATACTTGCTCGTCAAATTTATAGTTATCTGGATTAATTTCCATCATATTGCATTTAGTAACCTGATGCACTCGATACCAACCAGCATCTACACTGAATGTATCGGTGTCTTTGAGTTTTTGCAATGCTTCGTCTTGAATACGATATATAACATGACATCGATTAAATATGTCAGGAGGAAGATTGGTTAATACATTGTTATTTGCTTCAATTGTAACTACACTATTAGTAGTGTCTAATATTACCCTAATAGGATCATATAAATTTTGTTTATTCTGCCATTTATCAGAATTTTTAGCACTTGTCATATATTCAATAGTAAAATAATAATGAGGATAATCACATAAATTTTCTACATTAATACCATCTCCTAAGTTGCGAACAAAGTATGTCATCATGTCTGAGTAACGTCCTTCTACTTCTCTCCCGCGCCATTGATCTTTTCCGTACATATAACTTTTTTATTTATTATAGTAAATTTATTCTTATTTTCCAAAAGAAAAGAATTTATTTACTGTATTATTTTCTGGTAATTTACCCCAATTCATTGCCGCAAAGAAATCATCTAGTTTACCTTGAAGATCACTTTCAAACATTTTTTGTCTGTCAATGTATTTTTCAACAAATTCTACTATTTCGGGTGGATCATTGTAACCACGAAGTGCCATGGTTTGAAAACCCAATGGATTGTTTCGAAGATATGCCCATTTAATTTTATCACCATTTTTTATGTCTACTTCATCCGACTGTAATCTGCTTAACATATCATTGAAGTTTATAGCTGACTTTACATGAGCCGGAGTGCCCTTTAGATATCCAGTAAATGGCTTGCGTCCTTTAATGTACTTAGAAACTTCTTTGACTCCTGTATTTTTCATAACATTTAGTATTTCGGAATTTTGTATAGATTCTTTAAAGTTAAATATTAAGTCGGAGGTTGCAGTTTTGCTTTTTTCTTTGACAATGTACCACAATGTTTCTTTCATTATTTTCTTGAAGTCGGTTGGAAAACTACTACGGACCACATCCATACCCTTTATATCCAATTTATCCGTAGGTTTACCCTCTTTGAATAAAACCCATTGGGCGTATCGCTTTTTAGCGTCAATCCATAATCCTGATTTAGCAACATATTCTTGCTTTATTTGAAACCGGTGTTCTTTGGTATTGTGAAACACTTCAGCGTATTGATCATACATTGCATTTACATGTTTTTGTATTTCTGAAGCAACCTCATTGGTTTTTTCAATCATGAACTGCTCATCCGTTTCATCGTAGTCCGGATATCGTTTTTCTATAATAGGCAACGAGCTAACAAATGTAGAATCTGTGTCTGTATAGAATGAGAATGGAGATGGTCTGCCGGCATTAGTAGAGTTAAAGAAATGATCTTTGCCTGTCTCTTTAGTATAATATGCATTGATTACTTTTGCAGAAAATTTAATTACACTTTGACCGGTTGCCGTAATAGCGCCCGCATTGTCAAGATCGTGGAATCGGAAAGTCTTGAGTCCTAATACTCCATAAAATGAATTCAACAATACTTTTTGTGTTAATTGCAATGCATCATAAAATTTATACTCTTCAGACCCAACCTCATATTCATCTCGCTTGTTTTTATATTCAACTCGCTCAATAAACCATTTTTTAAGAATAGCCGGGAGAAACCCAACTCTAGATGTATCATATACCGCTCCATTACTAGCAACTGTATATTTGTTGTCTTGCAACCATTGTTTAACGTCTGGTATATCTTGATTATTAATTGTAACAGAAACCGGATCGGGCTGCAATAAGTATTCTTGATTCCAATTGCGTATAACACCAATCTTAGTTTCTGGAGATATATTCAAACTCATAATGATGCTTGGATACAGCGAAGTTAAATCTAAATCATATATCCATTTGTATAATCCAGGAACTGGAAGCATTACATATGCTCCTGCTAACTCATCTTGATGTTCATCTTCTATAAATCGAAATTGTTTGTTAGGAGCAACATATCCGTTACGCTTCAAGTCTACAACTGCAGCACCATCTAAATATTTAGATGCATAATACACATCTTCATATGGAACATGACCTTTATGACATATAGTTCTTGCTAAATTGATAAGTTGCAGTTTTTCATCTAATTCATATACCAAGTCGACATCCGTCATATTATAATAAGCAAACTTGTGAATGTCTTGTTCAAACAACATATCCAAATCGCCATCATATTCAACTTTACCTTTATTGAGCTCAGTTTTACCAACAGTGTCTAATCTGTAATTGGGAAGTTCTGTGTATGTGAAGTTTTTATACAATTTAATATAATCTAAACTAGATACACCAAATATCTTCCATTTTTTACTTTTAGGATTTTGTGTAACAATGCCGGCCGGGCTAAATTTCTTGATTGACTGATTGCCTAATACTTTTTTACATCTACCCAATAAATACGGAATATCATACCCATCCGTATTCCAACCCGTTATAACAGTAGGTTGTATTTCTGCAAATGCATTAATAAACCTGGTAAGTAAGTCTTTTTCACTTCGGAATATTTCCAATGTATACCCATCGCCTTGTATAACAGCGTCTTTGATGCGTTTACGTTCATCTAATATAAGTACTCTGCGGTCATTACCACTTTTATCATAATATGCTATGGATGTTATAGCCGTTCTTACATCCTCGATTGTGCTATATCCATCAGCATCTTTTGCAGTTTCAATATCAAAGAAAAAGTCTCTATGTCCTTTAGAAACGGTGTCATCTTCATAATATAAATCTATTAAGGTACGAACTTCTTCATTTAAATCGGATTCATATGCATTTGGGTTATCTCGATGATTACCGGGGACTTTAGCCAATTGTACACCATCCAATGTTTTATATTTACCAGTGTCGGAAGGCAAATATCCATATGGTTGAAATGGAAACTTTTGATGCCCTAATTCATCATCCCACACGTGCATTATAGCAGCACGCTTATCATAACCTATTGCTTGATACGCCAAATTGATTCCTTTTTAAGATTGCATATGTTCCATATGCCGTAAATATTGATTGTTATAATAACAAAGCTTAACACCATGTGACTAATATTATTAATATGAATATCATATACTACCCAACCAATGTCTCCAATTATCCATGAAAACATCGCAAGTTTTGTTAGTGACTTAGCATTTAAAATGTATCCAATTAATACTAATAGTGTACTACCCCAGCCTAACAGTTCCCACAAGTGCATATAACCGCAATTTCTGATTCTCTAATTAATGAATATTGTTCGTCGTCTAAAACAATATCTTTATTTTCACCTAAGTTAGATTTATACACATATACAGTGTCTCCAATTTTTACTGACATTGGGATACGAGCTCCTGTTTGTGTAAATAATCCGTCTCCTGTTGCTACTACTTTTCCTAGCACGAATGCCATGTCTCGATCAACGAGGATAATTCCTGATTTAGTTTTTTCTGCAGTTTTTTCTACTTTTAGCAATACTTGATCGCCCATCGGTTTCCAGTTCATAACTTGTTCTTTTTTTATTTTTAATGGATTTTCTTTTCCTGTTAATTTCTCATAGTACGGATTCAATTGTCCGCTTTGAGGATCATGGGTTGGTATTTCCAATTTACGTTTTGCCATTTATATATGTATTTTATTTTTAAATTTTCGTATGTTGTTGTGCTATACCAATACATTACACACCTCTTTCTGTATTAAATGCTATGATATGATCTCTACCGGTCATGTTATAACCATGTTCAGCTACCATTTCAAATACTTTTGGATACATTTCAATCAATGTTTCTCTTGTATCTCCT